TGTTGAATCAGAATATGTTAATTCTCTACCAGTTGTTGCAGAACACTTTGAGCAAAGCAATACAAGAATTGTTGTTGAAGATTCAAAGGCAGGTTGGGCAAGAGCATTTAAAGAATTAATTGCTTTGGTATGGCAGGGACAAGTTCCAACTTGGGACATGTCACTTGTTCGTCCAGCAGGTGCAAGATTAAAAACTTTTGGTGGACGTGCATCTGGACCAGATCCATTAGATCGTCTTTTTAAATTCACAGTTGAAACAGTTATGAATGCAAAGGGAAGAAAACTAACACCACTAGAGGCACACGATATTATGTGCAAGATTGCAGAGGTAGTTGTTGTTGGTGGAGTTCGTCGCTCTGCTATGATTTCTCTTTCTGATCTTAACGATAGAAATATGGCAGCAGCAAAGGCTGGATCATGGTGGGAGTACAATGCTCAACGTGCACTAGCAAACAATTCAGCAGTCTATGATTCAAAACCAACTATGGAAATTTTTATGCAAGAGTGGAAGTCATTATATGATTCAAAGTCTGGAGAGCGTGGAATTTTTTCTCGTGATGCAGCAAAGAAGATTTCAGCAAAGAACGGACGAAGAGATGCAAATCATGACTTTGGCACAAACCCATGTTCAGAAATCATTCTACGACCATATCAGTTCTGCAACCTTACTGAGGTTGTAGTTAAAGAAGACGACACTTTAGAGGTATTAAAAGAAAAGGTTTATCTTGCTACAGTTTTAGGAACCCTTCAGTCAACCTTTACAAGATTTAAGTATCTTCGCACTGTATGGAAGAAAAATAGCGAAGAGGAAAGACTTCTAGGAGTTTCTCTTACTGGTCAGATGAGCCACCCTGTTCTTAATGGAACCAAGGGTATCGAAGAACTAGAAAGATGGCTAACGGAGTTAAGAGAGCAGGCAGTATCAACAAACAAGGATTGGGCAAACAAGATTGGAATTAATCAATCTGCAGCCATTACTTGCGTAAAGCCTTCTGGAACAGTTTCTCAGTTGGTTAACTCTGCTTCTGGAATGCACCCATGGCATAGCAAGTTCTATGCTCGTACAATTCGTGGTGACATTAAAGATCCTATTACAACAATGTTAAAAGAGATGGGTGTAAAGTGTGAGCCAGATGTTATGAAGCCAAATGACACAATGGTATTTACATTCCCTATTAAGGCACCAGAAGGTGCATTAACAAGATCAGATTTAACAGCAATCAAGCACTTAGAACTTTGGCTAACTTATCAAAGATATTGGGCAGAACACAAACCGTCAATCACAGTCTCTGTAAAAGAAGATGAGTGGATGGCAGTAGGTGCTTGGGTATATGATCACATTGACGAAATGTCAGGTGTCTCATTCCTACCCTATTCTGACCATACATACCAGCAGGCACCGTATCAAGAGATTTCAGAAGAAGCGTACAACTTGCTAAAATCTGAAACTCCTGCTACACTAGACTGGTCTTTGCTTTCGTATTACGAAACAACAGACGGCACTACTGGCAGTCAAGAACTCGCATGCGTATCAGGCGCATGTGATATCTCAACTGTATCATAAATTATCTAGATAGACATTTTATGATACACTAATATAACCTCTCTCTTGCGGGGTAAGGAGGATAGCGTGAGCAAAACTCATCTAACTCGCAGAGACAAGGCAGTGATGTGGGTCGCTACCATGTCTCTTGCGTCACTTCTTTTTCCAGCACCAGCATTTGCTAGTGAAAACGGAAAAAGATTTGAAACAAGTAGCAACACTATGGTTGTTATGATAGATGAACTAGGACCATTATCTAAAGCAGATAGTGCCAAGTTTATCAGATTAGTAAACAAGTTAATATGGACACCACAGGCATCCAGAGACCATGCTAAAGCCACATTGGGCGAGTATGGGTGGAACTCCACAGAGTGGAATTGCCTAGACCAATTATGGACGAAAGAAAGTAATTGGCGACACAATGCAGACAACCCCACGTCGTCTGCATATGGTATACCGCAGTTGTTGGGTATGAACCCAGGAACTCCAGCCCCAACTCAGATTGAGTTAGGATTGAAGTATATCAAACACAGATATGACACTCCATGCCGTGCATGGAAATTCTGGCAGTTTAAAGCGGGATCAGATAATATCGGTGGGTGGTACTAACGTAGCAGCCTCCTATGGTAAAATTACTATAGGAGGCTTCTACTTTTGTCTTATTCTGCAAATATATTAAAAGATGTTCCAACAAATGTTTATCCGCTTGATGAAACAAGTGGAACAGTTGCCTACAGCATAACAAACTGGACCCCCTCAAATGGATCTTATGTGTCTGGAAAGTTTGAAAATCGTGGATTGCCATTGGTATACGGAGGAAAGTACTCAACATATCTAACTGGAAATAACTCTATAGGGCTTTCACTTCCAGCCCTTGGCTTTTTTACAGCCTCAAAACAAGACAATGATCATTCTCTAGAGTTTTGGCTTTCAATTGAAAAAAGCAAAGATACTGCAGTAAAGATTGTTGGAAAAAATTCTTCAGAGCATACTGGAATCTATGTTAAACAAAATCAAGTAATATTTAGGCTGCAAGAAGCAATGTGGTACAAAGAAGTTTCTTGTTATGTAGAGTCTTGGGAAAAGCCAGTTCATGTGGTTGCAAGATATCAGGATGGTAGTATTTCTTTGGTAGTAAATGGAGTAGAGTCTAAGGTTCGTAACCTAGACAAAACAAAACTAAGTTATTATCTTGGGGTAGCAGACACTCTAGACTTTTATGGTCAAACAACTAATCTTGGAAAGGTGGCAATTGATTCAGTAGCACTTTACGATCACGTTCTATCTTCAATTACCTGTAAGAGACACATGTTTTATGCTCAGGGATTTGACTCTCCAGTATCTTTCTTTACATCTAACTCTGCTTCATTCGAAGAGTACAGTTTAGACTTTTATAAGCCAAGCAAAACTCTTGGAGCACCACTACATGGAAATTGGCTTGAAGGGGTTACAGACAATCTTGTTGTTCATGACAACAAACTTGTTTTTGCATTAAAGCCAGAGGTAGAGTTTATAAATATTAATAAGGTTTCTATGATGTATGATCCAACTGGCTTTACATTTTCAGATGGATGTTTTTTAAGATCAAAAGAAATTGGTTCGTTTTTAAAACTTGGTAATGGTGGTCTATCTGCAACAGTAAAAATTACATCAATTCCAACTTCAGAAGAAGTAATAGCATCTATATCCGATGATGATACAAAGAGTAGCATGTCTATCAAACTAATTCCTTCTGGAGGGTCTGCAAAGTTTGCTGTAACCTATAACGATTTGATAAATGCAAAAAGTTACTCTGAAGAACTAGGTTCTGTGGCGGTAGATGGAAACTATGCAGTCTACTTCTCATACGATCCAGAAAGACTTATTGCAAAAAGCATATCATCTACTGGAACTGTCGTAGAGGCTACATCAACATCTATATCTAGATATATTAGATTTGGCAGAAATGCAGAACTAAGAATTGGTGCAAGCCCATACTTTAACGAGTTAAGTAAAAACATAGAATCCTATAAAACCTTTAAGTCAGGAAGCGTAAACAATGTTTCAGTGCTAGACACTTGGACAAACCTAACAACATTTAATGCAATTGATACATATTACAAACTTTACACAGTTCATGCTGAATACGGAAACACTAAAGTAAAGCAAAAGGGTTCTTGGACTAAAACATACCCACTTTCTAGTATTGCCAATACAACAATAACAAATAACACTGCAACAACTATAACAGGTATGATTCAGGCTTTTCTATCTTTTCCAGAAGTTAACTCTTCATCAAAGTATGTTACAGCAAAATATAAACTAGGATCAAATATAGAAACAGAGTTCTTTGACAATTCATTTTTAGACGGACTAAGTGAAATTGTAGTAACCAATCAGGGTCTAAAGATTACCTTTGACCTAGCAAGCGAAGATTATGAAAATCAACTTGTATTTTTGAAAGAGTTTTATCTTGTGTCTACTATCAAGCCAAATATTGGAGTCTTTGTTCCAAGCCGTGGAATTGGATCTTTTACAAAATCTAATACAGGAAAGTTTGTTGTTGAAAAAAGAAATGTTGGGGCATTAAGCCTGGGCAAAAATTCTGGTATCAGAATGTCTGGTGGTCCTATCATTGTTCAGTCAACATACGACCCACTAGCCTTTGAGTCAACTGAATCTATTAAAGTTCATGGAATAAATATGTTTGTTTATTTGGACTCTGTTACTTCTCCTACAGTTCTTACTTGGGGATCAAAAATTCTTACTCTATCCTCTGGAGCCGTTTCACCAGTCTCTGGAGCCACTGTGTACGTTGACGGTGTGTTGAACGGAACCGTTAAGGCTAAGACTTGGACAATGATATCGGTTGCGCTTAGTACCTCAATAACAAAAGACACTGAATTTATCATTGGATCTGCAAACGAGTCTGCAATGGCAGTTAACTATGTATCTTTAATTCATAAACCATTTACACAATCATTAATTAATCAGTTTAGGTCAGTCTTTTCTGGTATTTTGTCTATTACTTGAACAGAAACTGGCATTAGAATAACAGAGCCTGCCAACTCTGCTATTGCTTACCCACTTACTTGGCAAACAGTTGCACAAATTTAGACTATAAGAAGCAATAAATGGTAGAATAGGGTTATGTCAAATAGAAAACCACTAAAGCACAAAGTATCAGCAGTAGATGATGGCTTTGATTTTGGAGTATATGTATGGGCTTTGCCAGAGGGTGGCTTATTTAAAGACGACGATGGAAATGTTTTAAACATTCCATCTATGAGACACGACATTGAAAAGATGGGCATTATAACAAAAGCAGCAGCCTATTGGGGTAGAGCAGATGGACATGCACAATTTCTTTCTGGAATAGGAAGAGCAACAGAGGCTATGTATGCAGAAGATCAAGAAAGATTTGCACAAGGATTAACACCATACGGAGATATTGGAGCGTTTAGAGATGAACTCAGAAACTCAAGAAATAGACATTAAGATTGACTCTGGCTATACTCAGTCAGCAATTGTTACGTCTTCAGATGAATTTAAAACAGACACAGAAAGTTTGTTAAAGTTAAATGGTTTACATCCTAACTTTAAAAGAAAAGCAAATAGAAAACTTTCTAAAGCAGACGGTCACTCTTTAATAGGAGATGAATCAGAATCAAAGCAGATTATTCCAGACAAGTTTGGTTACGGTCTGTTTGATGTTGTAGAACCTCAATATAATCTTGCAGCACTAGCAAGAATCTACGAAGTATCTTCTGCCAACTATGCTGCAATCAATGCAAAGGTTTCTAATATTGTTGGTCTTGGGTATGATCTAGACATTACTCCTAAAGTAAAAGAAAGACTTGAAGAGATTGATGGTATTGATCAACTTACTCGTGCCAGAAGAAAACTAAATAGAATGAAAAACGATTTAGTAGAGTGGATTGAGTCTAGAAACGATGAAGACACTTTTACAGCAACACTTATGAAGGTATACACAGATGTTGAGTCTACTGGAAATGGATATATTGAAATCGGCAGAAAGACAACTGGAGAGATTGGTTATATTGGTCATATTCCAGCATCTACAATTCGTGTAAGAAGACTTCGTGATGGATTTGTACAAATCGTAAATGGAAAGTTTGTATTCTTTAGAAACTTCCAAGATCTCTCTACTTCTAATCCTGGAATTGGAACAGACACCAGACCAAACGAATTAATTCATATTAAGAAGTACACACCAACAAATCAATACTATGGAGTTCCAGACATTTTGCCAGCAAAGAATGCAATGGCAGGAAATGAGTTTGCTTCAAGATTTAACCTTGAGTATTTTGAAAACAAAGCAACACCAAGATACATTTTTTGGATCAAGGGCGCAAAGTTGTCAAGAGAGGCAGAAAACAAGTTATTTGAGTTCTTCCAAACCAACCTTAAGGGGCAGTCTCATAGAACCCTTGTTGTTCCCCTTCCAGGAGAGCAAGATGGAGTTAAGGTAGATGCCAAGATGGAGCCTATTGAAAATGGCATTCAGGATGCATCATTTAACAACTATAGAAAGGGAAACCGTGATGAGGTTCTTATGGCTCACCGTACCCCTATCTCTAAGATTGGATCAGCAGAAAACATTTCTTTGGCAAACGCAAGAGAGTCAGACAGAACCTTTAAAGAGCAGGTATGTCGTCCAGCCCAAGATGCCTTAGAGAAGAGAATTAACAAGATTTTAGAAGAAAAGACGGACTCTTTTAGAATTCAATTTAACGAACTAACGCTAACCGATGAAGATACACAGTCTAAGATTGACGAAAGATATTTAAGAATGCAGGTTATTCTTCCAAATGAGGTTAGAAACAGAATGGGAATGAATTCAATTGACGGCGGAGACGACGTTGTAGAACTTAACGCCAAAGCCTCAGCAGAATCAAATGCTCATGCAAGAGGAAGTAGAACTAGAGATCAGTAACGACAAGGTAATCAACCTGACGAAGCAGGTACTGGAAGAAATCCACAAGGCGAA